CATAGCCGCTCAATCGTTGGAGGTAATTCGCATACGATCTTCGAGCGATGCCGTTTGAATCACAAGAATTCTGGATGACCATTCTGCCTGCAGTGTTGTAATTGATTCCACCATTGCCAGGACCAAGCTGAGTGAGTGCATCATTCTGGCTGAGGCGATCGAACCACAGATTGTTGATTGATCCTTCGTCAGACGGCGGGTGGTAGTCGTCGTAGTATTCCGAGCAACCACTGACCATCGCTCGCGGGTCCGGTCCCGTATATGGTTCACTGGTGCATTGTGAAATGTAGTATTCGCCAGGGAAGTTCCGCTGAGGCCTGAAGAGATTCGGATTCGGCGTTGATGATCCGCCACCCACATACCCCGTTGCCGGACGAAAACCATCGAATACATCATTCCATCCGAGGTGGCAGAACTGAGGAGTAATCACTTCGTTCTGCACGCCACCGTTGTCGATGCAATTATGATTGCCAAGATTGTCCAGTTGGTAGTCGGCAGGGTTCAAGATCGAAGCCAACATTGATTGTCGTTGATAGAAATGCTTCGGTATCTGTCCGCTCAAGGTCAACATGCTACCCATGCGGTGATCTTCCATATTTCGAAACATCTTCGACCAATAGGTTCTGCCTGTGTCTACTCCCGCACCGGTGATTGGATTGTCGTATTCTCGACGGAACGTCAGTGGTCGATAGACCACAGGGTTCGGGTCGAAAGGCGTGTTGCTGAATCCTGAGATGCCTATCTGAACAGCATCGGGTACGCCGAAGATTGATTGCTCCATGATGCCGCCAATGGTGTAGGCGTTGTGCTCTCGGAAGGCATATACGGAATCACGTACCTCCGGCCGGTCGTCTTCATCAAACTTGGACAGTTGCGTATAGTTCTCATCTGGCACGCCAGCGTAGCCGCAATAAGAATACGGCCGGTATGCTCCTGATGTTTGATATCTGTTGATGTTGCGTCCCGTACGAAGCGATGGACGACCACGCTCAATCAGAGACGAACCATTCGTGATGAATCCGTCGATGCTTGGAATGATGAAAGGACCACCACGCCACTGAGGCGGTTGGTCTTGGATCTGTGTTTCGTCGAAGTATTCAAACGGGTTCGGCCTGCTTTTGTAGGTCGTATACGACTCGTTCGTACCCCAGTCCGCGTATGTGCTTTTCTTGTTGACGTAACCTTCGAACTCAGCACTGGTGTTTCGTAGTGAACAGAAGCCAGTCGGCAAACTAGCATTCGGTCTTCCTCGCGTGGACATATAGCAGACGCCAGACTGGTAGGCACGGAAGCCGAAAGCGTACCGGTCACTAGTCAGCTGCTTGTTGAGGAAGATTTCTGGATTGTAATCAAAGCCACTGAGCTGTCTGTTGTAGTTCAACTCCATCGAGAAGATGTAGTAGAACGATCGGTCGCACACTTCAAGAAGTGGCTTGCAGCAACAGCCAGACATCAAACTCATGGACAGACCACCGTGAATTGTGGCGGCGAAGGGTACGCCACGAAGTATTTTCTTGCAGGAATTTCGCTTCCATCCGGCGTGGTCTCAGCAGCTAGATTCATGACGTATCCAGCCAATACAACCTCATTGCTGTTTCCAGTCTTGAATCCTCCGATGCGCAAACCTATCTCTGCGTCGATGTTCGTTTCGCCTGCTTCAAAGTCTGGAACCTGATACAAGCCATTCGAGTAGAGCGAGAAGTCTAGGATTGGGATCAATTCATCTTCCGGATCAACGAAGACAGGTCGAAGGTATGAAAAGCCAACCTCTTCATCGAAGACGTTCTGAACCTCAAACAACCGACCACGATGTTCGACCGCTGGAATGAAAATGCTTTCTTCATCAACGTCGGAGCCAGTACCGTCATCACCGAAAGCAACATTGACCGTACTTGGTTCAGTCACCAGAACAAATTGCTGCCGAGGCGCACTGCCTCCAGGGACGAGAACGTATCGCTTCCGGCCGTCCGTTCTTGGTATCACCATGCAGAATGTGAAACCACCTGCGAATCCATCATCCGTGCTGATCGCGTAGGTTCCTTCGGCGGCACTGCCAGAACGGAGCTGCTGTCCACCGAACTGCTTCAACGGTTCATAGTCGGAATCTGTTTGCTCCACCAGCTTGTCCGTAGGCAAGACGGAATCTTCATAGTCACCGCGGACCATGACCTCTTCCCAATCAAACTTCTGAACGCCTACTTCTGAAGAGCCTGCTGGCGTTGCATACACCAACATGGTACGGATTGGTTTCGACTGCGAATCTTGCTCTCGTTCAATCGCAGAGGTCTCGCTCGTTTCCTTCATGCCATCGACTCGATTCAGCAACTCATTGAGCTGCGAGAAGTCAATGCCGCCAACACGGCCTTTGCGGAAACGAGGTAGGTCAGCCATCAGTTCCTCCTGGCGAAAACGGTCATCACAAGACTGCTTGCCGCACTTGCCTGAGCGTACAAAGCATCACCTTTGACAAGATACATCGGCGCATCAGAAATGACCATCGAGGCATTCTTGCGAACGTCGATCTCGTTGAACAAAGAATACTCAACGCCGGTGCTTGCACCTCTCGGTACGTGTTGGATTGAAAAGTTCGCCACGGAATCAGTCACGTTAGCCACGACGATGGTGTCGATTGCGATGATTGTCTCCGAATCACATCGCATGAACTCCAGCAGATTGGTCGAAAGATATCCCTTGTGATACTTGGCTCGCGACAGCGGGAACTCTTCACGAATCCTGGTGAAGCCACCGTTCGGTAGCAGAGTCGTGCCATCTTGTGTCTCGGGTATCTCAACAGCACGACTGGTTCGCCGACGCATCGGCTGCATGCTGCTGTCCATACCACCAGAAATGTTTGAGAAGCCGTAGGTCATACGTTGAACATTCGGTATTGAAGATTGACCGTGGCCGTGTCTGCCTGTGCGAACAGGTCAGCTTCAGAGGCACGGCCGATGGCATATTCACCAGGAAGCAACTTCAAGAACGGACGAAGCGTACCGCCGATCGCATCGGTAGTCGTCCGTCCGATCTCGACGAAGTTCGTGCTGTCGATGTTCCGGAAGAAGAAGAAGCCACCATTGGCGGCACCACTGTTCTCGATGGCCGAATGTGTGCTATGGCCGATCGCTTGGATGCCACTTGCTTGCGTGAAAGTCGAAACGTCTACCAAGATTGAACCTGGATTGATCGTCTCAGACACGTTCGTCGTGTTGAATGCGAGCGAGGCTGTCACTGTCAGTTCGTCTGCCATGATTGATCTCAGCTGAAGTTGGTCGAGAGTGAAGAGAAGTTTCCGAGTGCATTGAACGGTTGCACCCAGTAGACGAACGCTGCTTTCTGTTCGGCGTTCAAGATCGGTTCGCCATCCTGATCCAAAGCCACCTTCTGTTGTAGATGATAGTCCGAATCTTGGACAAATGAATGCGTGACCAAGAGCGAACTCTCGCTGTTACGGCGGACCGTGGCACCTCGGTACAACACAGTGCCAGCAGGATATCGACCGAGGAACGTTCCGTTGTTTCTTCGGAATCGCAATGCGCGAATGGTGTCTTCGATCAGTTCCTTGCTTTCTCTAGTGTGGACTTCAGTCACGGTCAGTTCGGTGATGTTCCGTTGGATTGAGATAGGCGATCCGGCAGCGTCGACTGAATACCCGCGAACCTCAATATCGCCAGTCACCAAACCAAGAATCGGATACGTCACACCGAGCCGGAACGCAGGCGCGAACTCAGAGCGGATGTCCGATGTCTTTTCAACAAATCCGATTTCGCCGCTCAACAGACCGTTGTCATCTCCTGGAACATTGCCAGTGATGAGACCAGTACCCTTGCCAGTTTGTTCGTAAGTAAAGACGATTTCGTAGGCGTCACCAGAGCCTGCGATCGGCGTGCATGTGTAGTCGATCATTCGGAGGCTGCCAAGATTCGGGAACTCAGTACCGAATCCAGGCAGCGAGCTTCCACCATTGATTGCTTGAATGATGAAAGCAACATTCGTGACATCCGTCGCATAGAACTTGCGAGTGGCAGTCGCCTTGCGTCCACTTGTCTGGATGCTTCGGCTATCTAGTGCTTCGGTGTAACTAGGCAAGTGTCACTCCTGCGCTTGGCTTGCTTGTGTTTTCGGCAATCTTCTCCAGAAGCTCTTGCGACTTCTTCTGGATCTTGTTCAGTATCTTGGCCTCGTTTACCTGTACCGGAGCAGCAATCGTGAACGAACCAGCGGCAGTCTGGAAAGATGTGGTCGCCGACTTTGCTTTGGCTGCCTTGTCCGCCTCCTCCGCTCGCATCTTGGCGATCTCCTCTTCTCCTTCCGCCTTGATCTTCGCCAGCTTCTCTGCTTCTTCTGCCATCTTCTTCGAGTCGGCGAGCATCTTCTCCCGCTCCGACTTCTCGTCTTCGATTGCTTGTACTCGCTTCAAATCTTCCAGCGCAAACTTCTTCCGGAACTCAAGCTCCCTCGCCAAGCCTTCGTTGCCAGCCTCGCGAGCAGCCTTGATCTGCTCATCATACTTCCGGCGTAGATCATTCAGCTCACGCTGCTTCTCAAGCTCCCGCTGTGCGATTGGATCGCCTTCGACTTGCAGATCCTCTTCTCGCTTGCGCAGATCCTCTTCTTCTTGCTCAATGGGAGACAAGATGGATTCTTCTTCCTTCCTCCTGGCCTCTCGTTCTTCTTCGGCTTTCCGCTGCTTCTCAACTTCCTGCGCCTGCTTCAACAACGCGGCCAACTGCGCTTGGACGAGGCGTAGCCGTTCGGCTTCCTTCTTGTTTCCGGCTGCCGTTGCTTCGGCGATCTTCTGTTGAAATTCGAGTTCGAGCTTTCTCTGTTCGACGATCGCAGCCGATGTATCTTCGATACGATCACGCAACGCGGCGATACGTTGTTCAAGATCGAACTCTTGCTTGATCTTCTCGACCTTCTTGGCTCGACGTTCGGCTCGCTTTGCTTGCTTCTCGGCGGCCTCTGCTTCCTTCTCGGCAAGTTCGGCAGCGTCCTTCTGTGCGATCAGGATGCCTTTGCGAATGGACAGCTCATCTTCGGCAATCTTGATCGACTCAATACGCCTGGCAAGATTCGCAGTGAGAGCCTTTGATTCTTCTTGGAATCCTAGCTTCGCTTCTTTGATTCGAGCTATCTCTGCTCGTTCCGTTTCCCTGATCTGAGCTATACGCTCTTGGTGTTGTGCTTTCAGCAGCTCGTTCTGTTCTTTGAACGAACTGGTGAGGATGTCCGCCTCAGACACACCCTGGACGGAAAGAAATTCTCGTTGTAGTTGGAGATTGCTGGTGAGAATCTGCGCCTGATACGCGGCATCCTTCTGCGCCTGTTCGAGAGCGAACAGAGCGTTCCGTGCTTCGATAGCAGCATCAGACGTTTCATGCAACGCCTCGGCGAAGTCGTTGAACGCCGTGATCGTTGGACCGATCAATGGCAAGGATTCGAGTGCAGCCTGTGCCTCTTCGGCATCACCAGACATGCCACGCACCGCTGCCGCTGCCAACTTGAATGTGGCTTCGACAGCTGTGACAAGTGCCAAGATCTTGGCAACGGTCTTTGCTAGCTTGCCGATTCCAGGTTCAACACCATCGGCGATGTTCGTGCCAATGGTCTGTCCAATCTCGACAGCGGCATCGGAGAGTGCCTGCATCTCCGAATCAAAAACGTCTTGGAATGAACTGTTGAATCGCTGAGCTGATTGACTACCAATAGAAGCCGAATCGATGACCAGCCTCTGCATCCCGCTACGGAAAGCGTCAGATGCGCCGCTGGCACCTTCACCGCCGATCTCGCCGAACTGGAACAGAAGCTGCTGACCATCTCGCTTGGTCGTTTGCGTCCATTCGAACATGAACTGTTGACCAGCCTTGCGACCAGCCTGCCTCGCCATGTTCTCAATCTTCGACGCTTGTTCTTTGACCGACGACATGACCGACTTGGCAGTCTTGTCAATGTCCGACTCAATCTGTTCCAAGCCAGGACGAAGCGAATCAGCTAGAACATCGCCAGCCTGCTTGGCACCAGCAGCCAAATTCTCTTGGAGTTGATTGCCTTGCTTCTTCGTGATCTTGTCAGTGGTAGACGCCGACGAAGACATCCGCTGCTCGACATAGGCCAGAGCCGAATCGAGCTTGGCAGTCAGAGCCTCAACAAGAATTTCGAGCTTGAAGTCAGACACGCTTTGCCTTCCGCATCTCGCGCTCTACATAAGCACGATGGTCCACGTTTCCAGTCTGCTTGTTTGAATCATCGAATTTCTCGATGATCGCCATCAAGTAGCCATTGAACTCGTCGATCGGAAGGCGAAGCGGATTTGATATGCCAGGAAGGTGTTCGGCGATGATCGCCGCTTCCCTTATCCAGTCCCGACCGCCTTCTGATCCTTTCCCTCAGTCCCGCTTTCCTCTGCTTGCAAACCATCAAGGTCAATGCCAAGGCAACCGAGAGCGATCTGTGTGAGACGCGTAGGGTCCAGATGATTCATCGTCTCTGGATATTCGCCACCCATCGCATGACGGATGATGGCGTACGCGCCGGCACTGGTAAAGGCAGACCGGACCACCGTTGCGGATAGTCCGGCCTCCTTGCGGTGTGCCTGGAGACGAGACAACCGCTCTTCGCCTTCGATCTCTGCATCCTTCATGTCTTGCAGCAGATCGTTTCGTTCTCGCTCATTCTGGAGCACCGACATGTCGATGATCTGTTGAACAGTGAGCTTCGGAATCAGGATGGTCTCGCCATCAATCGTCACCGCCTGTGGAGTCATTCTTCGCTTCCTTCTTCTTTTCAGACTTGGTAGTAGTAGCCGGAGTGGCTTTGTGAACCGTTGCGTTTGCGACCACCTGCACAGATTTGTCGACTCGTTGTGCCTCAATCTTATCGACAATGGTTTCGTCAAAGATCCTGCAGTGAGCCTTCGCCTTTTCAACGGCCTGCTCTTCGCTCAGTCTTCCAGGACTCAATCGCACTTTGCGAATGGTCCCATCGACAAACCTGAAGATGACTTGCCAATCCATGCCGTTCGGATTGACAATGCCGCCATGAATCAGCCTGTTCAGTTGACCTTGTTCGCTCATCATGAACCATCCTCATCCCAGGTCACGACCGGACCCGTGGTGTCAGAACATTCGAAGTTGAATGTTACCGTGCTTTCACCGTCATTGGTAACGCTGAAGTCGATGCTGTTGAAAAGCACAGACATGCCGATGCCAACTTCGGTCGAGCTGATTGCAGCATTGCTGTCAGCATTGACCAGGAAAAGAACAATAGCACCACCGGCGCGATCACTAAATTCCGCAACAGCAGCATCACCGGAACCAGTGGCGTGCGGGATGGGAGCGTAATCACCGGCACCAGCACTGCCTCCATCCTTGAAGATAGGCATGCCTGCTGCCGAACCTGTGCAGTCAATGACACCCGAACCTCTACGATCAGCGAACGTGGCGCCGAAGCCAGTCGTGTTGATCGAAGTCCTGGTGAAAGAAGCCGACCAGCTTTTCAGTGTGGCATTGAAACCAGTAGGCATGACAACGAAACCATCAGAACCGTGAGCGTATGCCATTGTTCAGACCTCATCCCAAATAAAGGCAAGGTTCGAAGTCCCTGCGATTTCGAAATTGAAAGCGATGGTGCTGTCACCATCAACGGCTGCACCTACATCGACCTGTGTGAAAACACAATCGATGTTGACGCTACATTCCGTCGAACCAGCATCGTGCCAGGACAGCTTGACCTGTTCAGCAGCACCGTCGGCAATAATGCCGGAAAGTCCGTTCGTGGTGCCGGTTGCGTATTGAACGATACCTGCGGCCGAGCCAGTGATGTCCAGAACCTTCGAAGCAATTCGCTTCTGTCCTGCATTGCCGAAGGCTGTGACAATAGAAGTCGGACGAGTAAAGGAAGCCGACCACGTTTGAATGGCTCCCTTATATCCCGTCGGCATCGTGACGTTTCCATCCGATCCAATGAGTACGGTCATTTGAGTTCCCTACGAAGAAAAGGCCATGATTTCAAAACGCGAATCGCACCGTAAGTATTCGCCTTCCAACTCAGGAGCACCACGGTTGAGGCTCCTACTGTAACCACGAGAATGTCCAGAGATGGTCAACTCGGTGTTGTCGAACAAGGCGAACAATTGAGCTTCGTAGCCGAGCATCGCATCGGCACCACTCTCCGCCTTATCAAATATCGAAACTGTGAATGTTGCCGTCTGCTTGCGAGAGCCACCGAAGAAATGTTCGGTGGTCGGTTGATCTATGCTGTACGTCGCCAACGGCAACGCTGAATTGCTTGGAGCGACGAGAAGGCGAATCCTGGCACCCACGCTTGTGCGAAAGGCATTCGAGATCGCCAACCCTGTTCCGCCTCCAGGAACGTAGGTTGTGCCGTTCAATCGAGTGAATATGGCCTGCGTGAAAGCCTGCATCAGTTCGGTCCTCCCGACAGTTGCCTTAAGCCTTCAGACAGAATCTTGCCTGTTCGGGTTTCGAGCTTCTCCAGAACGGCAGAATCGGTGACGGTCGGACCAACATATGGACGAGCAGCCAGTGTCCAAGGCTTGGTCTTCTTCATCCGAGCAGCAAACGGACTCGACTTCTTGGCGAAAGCAATGTCGGTTCCTGGAATCGGATTGCCTTGCTTCTTGGCGATTGCCTTGCTCTTGAAGAACGGCTGTCCGCCTGGGTAATCATGGCCGAACTCAAGCACCCTTGCATAGACCGCGTCTGAACCTACCGTCGTCAAGATCTTGTCGCCGACCTGTGATGTCTTACGAGCTTGCCAGCTACGCTTCAGCGTGCCTGTGACCGTTCCTGGAGGCTGTCCCTTGTTCGATGGAGATTGCGACTTGCTCAATGTTTGCTTGATTTCGGCTTCGAGAGTGAGTGCCGCCATATTCACAACATCAACCAACACACCTTGCAGATGCTTTGACACGCTCGACGAACTGAAATTGTGACGCACATTGCTCATTCGAACACCTCGACCGCCTCGACGATGGTATGCGACAGATGGCTTGTGGCACTGAACTCGCCAGGATTGATGATCGAAGTGATCTCCCAGTCGATCGAATCGTAGAGCAGTCGATCCTTGACCGCTACGGTCGGCGTTCCTTCGAAGTACACCTTGGCAACTCTTTGCGATCTCTCCGCTCCGCCGGTCACGGAATCGGACGAGGACTGCACATCGACAAATGCTTTGTATGTTGTGCTGCCGCCGGTCCAGGCTTCGGTGATGCTGCCACTGCTATCAGTGCCGCTCGCCGCTTTGGTGCGAACAGTCACGGACTGGCCATGTTTTCGGAGCAGTGCAGCTATGCTCATCGGATCTCCCGAAAGGCGTCGAGATATCGCAGTCGATCACCGATCACCTTTTCGGCATCGGCTCGGGTGTAGTTGTAACTACCGATGGCCTCGCTCTGCATGCCACGATCGTTGGTCCTGCCGTTGAAGATGTCGGCAGCCAGTTCCAAAGCAATCTGCTCTAGGTTGTCTGGGATCGTCGCGTACCCAGCGTCGTATTCGACATAGACCGGGAAGAAGCCAGACGGAAAGCGGTTGATGTGCGCATCGCCGGAGAACACGCTAGGAAACGCATCTGCCTTGAGGTGGACCAGACCAATGTCGTATTCGACCCGATAGTCGCTCACGTTGTCTGATGGATATTCAAGATTGCAAGGTGCGTCGATCACGCCACGTCCGCCGAAGCGATGCAGGCTGTAGGAGTAGGCGTTCTCGGTCAGGGTTGCCGACCAGCCACTTACACTGCTGTTGATCTGATTGACTAGTTGCGTCGTCGTCGGATACGACGAATACGCGAGCTCGGACGTGGACGACGAACCGGCCGCATTGATCTTATGCAGCCTGAGCTTTGTCCCATTGTTCGAGACAGTCGCCAGAACATCAGTGGAAGCGGTGTCGCTCTCCACAGTAAACGTGATTTGTGTTCCATACGAAACCGTATTCATGGAGATGATCGGGAAGTTGTCGAGCGTGAAAGTACGCTCACCCGATGGCATCGTCCATTCGTAGTATGTCCTTTGCTTGAACTTGCGATCGGCCATGGCCTCGATCATGTCAGAAGCACGATCGATGCAATCTTCAAGCAGCGTATCGTCGGCACTTGAACTAATGTCGAGAAACGTCTTGAGGTTTGCAAGAGATGTCAAGGCAAAGGTATCGACCGCCATGCTCTACCCCTTGATGACTTCGCCGTTAGTGCCAGCGATTTCCGTGTTCGAATATCCCGACTCACCGAGCCGGGTGAAGAATGCCGAAGCACTAATGACACCGGAGCAAGCAGCGTTGCCGACCATCTTGAGTCGGAAGTACCGCTCACGGGTGCGAAGGTCGATCAAGAAGACCCTCTGCTCTCCGGACGCCGGTGATGATGACGCGGAGCCGTCGATCAACACACCCTTTTCGTTTGGAGAGGCAAAGTTCTTGTATACCGTTGTCGGACTTGTGGTGTCGCCAACCAAGAGCGACGTCTGGACAATGCCGCCAGCGGCAAGCTCAACACCAACAGAGATCAGACAGTAGTCGAATCCGAGGGTGTCGATCACTGTACCGTTCACGGTTTCCGAGTTGCCGATCGCCTGCGGTGGTATCGCAATGCGGACGGCGCAATTCTGAGCATGAATCATGGCCACTCCATCAGGGTGGCGAGGACTCCGGAGAATCCCCGCCACCCATGAAAGGAAGAAGATCAGACGCGCAGGATCTCATCGACTCCCTTACCGGCTGCACTGTCGGCAGGCGATTCGGCAGCACGAGACAGGATTGCGACGATCGCAATCTGCGTTCCTGCAGACCCATTGCCACAGTCCGCATCAACGTCGAGATATCGCTTGCGATTCTTGAGGTCGATCTGGAAAAGACGGGTCTTGTTGTTGGTTGTGTCAGGCTTGGTGGACGTGCCACCATCCACAGTCGTATCGGTTCCATAGCGGAGACCGGTGATGACAACCTGACCAGACATGCCACTATCGTCGGACTCGAAAACCTGGAGGTCGTCCATCGCGATATCGGTTGCACCGATCGAAATGAAGATTTCGCAGTAGTCGAATCCGAACGTGTCAATGATGGCAGTCGTGGCATCAGCATCATCGACCAGTGCCGATGGACTGACGTGTACATACTTCATGTTCTGAA